TTTATCTTCATACTGACAGATTCCCAAACAGGATCTTTTAACTTACCATCAAATTTTTTTGCGAAAGAAAATATTTTTTCCAGTATTGTAAGTGTTTCTAATGATATTTCCCCACCTAGATACTTTTTGAGAATTATTGGGTGTCCTTTCGAGCAATTGAATACTTCTTCTAATTTTTTTTCCGATAACAATTCCGTTGACTGTTCTTTGAACAAGTAAGTTAAACTCTGTTGACGTTTCATCCAATCTGCGTATTTTCTTTCTCCAGAATTTATAATTTCTCCAATCCATAAGTTTTGTGGTGTATCAGTAGTAACAAAGTTTGCAAGTAGAAAATCTGTAATCTCTTCGTCTGAATATTTTCTAGAGGTTTTTTCAAACCAATACTTATCCTTTCTTTTATTAAAGGATGTCATAGTTGCTCTTGACTTTCCACCATATTTAAAAAAATCATACTTACCGTTGGTAAAATGACTTTTCATAGAAAGATATGTTTGATAAGTCTCAAAGGGTGTCACTTTCGTTTTCATCATGTTCTTCAGTATCTAGCGATGTTATAGAGTCTACAGGAACTTCTGCTGCACCAATCCTATACCAGTGCTGATTGATTCCTATACTATCTGGTCTAACACCTAAGTATTCTAAATCAGGATAAGTATGTTCACGCATAATTGCTTGTAAGCGATAGTGCATTAACTCCGATTTAGAAGGCATTATAAAGGTAATTTTGCTCTTGATGTAGGTTTCATAAAGTTAAGACGGGTTGCATCCCACTTTAATCTTTCCTTCAAGGGTTTTGAAATTAGTCTTGTTATTGAGTCTACCTCAAGACCATTAATATCGCAATAGTGGCAGATAGCATCAATGTAATTGAATTCTTCTTCAGCGACAATCTTCTCTATTTCTATAGCAAATTTTTGAGGAGTTAGAAACTTACTCTCAATTGCTTTTTCTAGTTCTTTATTTGGTTCCATAAAGGTCAAGTTTATCCCCAACAAATTTTCTAATATACTTGGTGAGGAGTTTAATGTACTTTGTTTTGTCATACTCTTCATAAACGACGCATTCTCCATTTTCACATGCCATGATAATTACAAGTTTTTTAACAGATATTCCTGTTAACTCATAGAGCATACAACCGTATGCCATTGCTTGGACAAAATAATGTTCTATCCATTCTCTGGGTTTAGGTTTTTTAGATGTTTTAAAATCTATTATAGATAACTCTCCATCGTATTCTGCAATACAATCGACGGTTCCTGCAATACCTAATTCTCTACTATATAGGGCACCTTCCAGAGAGTAGATGTTATCTATTTTCTTTAGTTTTCCCTTTGATATTTTGAAAAGGAAATCAGATATGGGAGGAACTTTTGGTAGTTCCTCATTCTTTAGATAATACTCTGTAAGAGTATGCATATCAGTTCCACGAGTTGTGGCAGCCTTTGTAATTTTATCTGCCTTTTCATTCCCAACTTTCTTTCTCCAATTAACAAATATTTCTTTGTTAAAATGACTCGTTACAGAAGTAATCGAAACAAGTTTTAATAACTCATCCTCATCTGGAACAGAATAATAGCGAACACCGTCTATCGTCTCTCTAGAGAGTTTAGGAAGATCCAAATCAACATGTTTAAACATTACATACCTAGTTCAAGTTTAGCAATAAGATATTCTTTTACTAGTCCAGAACGTATTATGTCGTCTAAACCAAATTCAATAATATCAACTGAAGGCATTGATGATAATATTTTCATAAAATCAATAATACCATTTCTGTCATTGGTTTTAGTAAGATCTGATTGAGTAGCATCGCCACAGAACATAATCTTACTATTATCTCCAACCCTTGTCATTATACTATCTAATTCATGAAAATTCAAGTTTTGAAATTCATCAACTATAACAATTGAATTATCAAGAGTTGTTCCTCTAATAAAAGAGGTAGACCAGAACTTTATAGTTCCTTGTGCTTTTAGATTACCATAAAGCATTTCAAAGTCTGCATCGGATGGCATCTGGAACATATATTTTACCATATGTTTATATGGAATTTGATATATGTCAGCTTTATCTTCATGATCTCCAGGCAAAAATCCTATTTCTCTTGTAGATACGAGAGATCTTACAAGATATATTGTTTCATAGGGAGTATCATCACTTAAAACATCTTTAAGTGCATTATAAAGAGTTACAAAAGTTTTTCCTGTTCCTGCAACACCATATGCAATTATATGCTTCCCTGCAGAATATGAATCAAACAATTGTGTCTGATGATCAGTTAAAGGATTTACCTCTGTAAGATAATGTGTATTTAAAGGTTTTTTTCTCTTCATTTGCTTGGTAGTTAGTCCTACACCAATTGGTTGATCGCCATTTGATCTTTTTTTACGTGCCATTTATAGAAGTTTCACTCCAGACCTAGGTGCCTTCTGTGCTTTTCTTAACACATCGTTCCAACCAGGTTTGGTCTTTCGTAACTTATCTCTCCAGTCTCCGACTTCTCCCACACCAGGCATGGTTGAAGGATCAGAGTAGTCTCTCTTCCAATCGGGATTATCATCACTCCATTTTGACCAGTCATGAACACTCATAACAACTTCTTTTTGTTCGCCAGTTTTTGAATTGACGACGGGATATGTAGCCATAATTATTATTCTTTATAAAGATATTTAGTCAAAATTAGGAGGACTAGAACCATCAGTACCTAAATCAATAGTTTTAACAATTCCAGATTCTCCTTCTAAACCATACCCCCAAACAGTTTGTTCCTCTATTGTAGCACCTTTTTCGAGATCTTGTCTATTCATCATATCATTAAGAATTCTTTTCATTTTTTTCTCTTCTAATATTTGTTCGTCTGGAACTTTTTTAATTGCATCCATAGCCCAACCATAAACAATATTTTCAAAATTAGGACTTTGAGTATAAGGAACATAATTTTTTGCACTATCAGGTTTTTTCAATCGAATAATCACCTGATTTTTAATAACAAACTTATTAGATTCAGTTTCTTCATGAAGAGCATAAGTGAGTTCTAAGAAAGAAAGCATCCTAGGAAGATAAGCATGGTCTTCAACCTTTGCTCTTACAAGATACCATTTAAATTCCATTTTAACTCCACTCTAAAGATTCTGATACTGAAGGGAATTGCTCAACAAATACTTTACGACATGCTTCGGCAATTTCCATATGTTCTTTTTGTGTTCCGTGTGCTGAACGTAAATTTATATAGTGTATCCATGAACGACAAGAACCTGTCATATAGATTCTTGTAGGTGTACACAAAGGTAGTACCATTCTAGCACACTCTTTTGCAACTCCACTTTCAAGCATTTGAGTATATAAAGAAAATGCACTACTGAATAATGTATTCATTTGTCTATTCAATGTATCAGCAACCTTTGGATCAAGATCATCAATACTATTTTGTCTATTTTTACTATCTTGTCTTCTCAATTCTGGTAATTCAATAGTCTCAAGAAGTTTTGCATCAGCATAACGTTGAGAAAACTCTTGGAATGTAAATGATCTATGTCTTAATATTTGTGCTGCGATTGCTCTTGTAGTTTCAATCTCAAGTGTCATTGATGATTGTTCAAAAACAGACCAATGATTGTGCTGAATACAATATTTCAACAATCCAGCAAATTTTTCATTATCTTGATTGTTTGGATTAGAAACTCTGGCAATATATGCCATTGTTTTCTCTGCATCAGGTGTAATACTTACTAACTCTACTTTCATTTACCAAATCCTTTTGAACTATTTTTCTCTGAAAGAATAACTTCTTCTTTAAGAACTTTTAATTGATCTTTTATATTATTAAGTTTTTCACTACTGTATAAGTGATCTTGCTTTAGTAATCTCTCAAGTAATTTTATCAATCTTTTTGCCCTAGTCTGCGTAACCATCATCATCACCTAATATTTCATCATAATCTCCAAAAAGAAACCCGTCTGAATTAGCTGCTTCTTTATATGCATCAACATCAGAATAAACTTCTGCTTTAAGTGCATCAATTGCTAATTCTAATTTACGAACAATGTCTTTTAATTTAGCACGTTCCATAGTCAATTTTCATTTTATTTAGTATAGCACAAAAAAAGAAGGGGATCAACCCCTTCGTTTTTATTTTCCGTATAGAAACTGAATTTCAGCATTTATGATTGTGAGAAAGATAGCAGATGCTACCAAAATCTCAATAGTTTCAATCATTTAACACTTGTAAGTTCTTTCTTTTGACTTACACCACGGTAAGTTAGATCGACCTTGTTTGTTTGCTGATCTTTGTTTCTATTGGTGTCGTATACAACACCTCTGTATGTGACTTTTGCCATTTGGTTTGCTCCTAAAGTAGTTGGATGTTTTTAATATCCGTTCCTTCAGTCGGCTTTTGCGTCCTCAAAACATACTGGATCAGTATGTGCAATAATCACTCTCACCGCCTCTAACCTGTGAGGGTCAAAGGGTTTAACTAAAGATAATAACTCATTGGCATCATCACAATTAAGTGGTGCTCCAAGTGCTATTAAACTAAGAAGAATGTTAGACATGAGGATGAACGAACCCGTTCCGAGTCGGCTTACTTGCGTCCTATGATGAAAGCATCGCACTTACCATCGACTTTCGTACGAAGGTAATCAATAAGATACTCGTGTGCGTCAGAGTTTAGATTCTTATCGCTAAGTATCTCAATCCTGTTGCGGTTCCACTCTGCACATGACATTTCCCAGTGGGAAGCGTTGTGTTCAGAGAGAAGTGTTGCGAGTAGTGCTACTTCTATCATTTGGATGAACGATGTGTCTATATTAACACATTCATAGTATATAGGCAAGTACTTTTGTAACATCTGTTACAATTTTATAAAATCTTTACGGTTGAAAATTTTGGCGGGATTTTTTTGCGACTATTTTGGTAAAAAAAAGTCAATTTTGGTTTTACCCTATTCTTTGAAGTGTTTTTTAATTACAGTAACTTGATCTTCATACTTAGCAATCATGTTTAGTTCTTCTTCGATTGCTTCCACGATATTAGAGTGCTCCCCAATTCCTGCAGGATTATTCAAGTATACTTCAACATTTGCTACGTGTTTTTGGATGTCTCCTTGAGCATGTGCTAAGAGTGCTTTTATTAACTGGGTTCTCATATCTTTTGTGTTAGGACTCATAATTATATATGTTTACTTCTTCTTTTTTGATTGTTGAGGACTCTTGTATCCCCACATCTTAGGACTAATAGTTCCTCTACCCCAACCAATATCTTGTAATCCTTTTTTAAACTTATCATAATACATATCAAAGATTTTAGTTTTAAGTCCTCTGGTTAAATCATAACATAAATTATCATCAACTTTGTAAGTTATGATAGACGCATCATTTGGGTATTCAGTTTTTGAAACATCTTGCCAACTACCATTGTCCAC